AGTGCAAAGCTATTTTCATCCATATTGTCTACGCCAGTTTCAGGAAGAGACAAGTTCTCTTCTCTAGGATAGAAGGTCACCGTGAATAGGAATTTCAACTTTGGTTGTTCTGTCGTTGCAAAACGATCAGGAATATCCGCTGCCAAGGCTGGAAAGCCATCTGCTTCAAAAGTGTCCGCTGAACCAATAGAGTTCTTCAACTTTCTGGTTGGGGTGAATGTGGTTGGTCTGATTATCTGTGGCATATTATTTGTTTAATAGTACTCTGGCGATCTGCTTAGACAAATTCAGCATAGTACTTTTATATTTGTCTACTGTGTATTTACCTGATTTAACATCAATTACGATGCTATCTATCTGAGCATAATAAGCAGCTTGTAGACTTGCTGACGCATATGGCAACACATTGGTCATTTTTAGGTTAGCAACTACGATTGTTCTACATGTGTCTTTTGACGCTGCTTTAAAATCAACATTACCATATGCAATAATAGTGTTACCAAAAACATCGCTGGCTGCGCTAGCACCACTGATCACATTTCTATTGATTAATAGAATAGAATTTAATCCTTGGGAAATAGGGCCACTACCGTAATCTGCTAATATTGTAGCTAAAAAGTTCTGATCAACACCAGCGGATGGCAAGATAACGGCTTGGCTACTGATGCTTGAGTTGTCAGTAGTAAAGTTCGTTGTAACGAATGTAGCCAATGAAGTATTGAAACTTCTGGTGAAATAGTTCGCCTGAATACGATCAATGGTGAATTTTGGTTTAAAGACTACGGTCATTGTACTTCCTGTTTAATATATTTATAAAAAGAAAAGCCCCTAAAAAGGGGCTTTTCAGATAGGCTAATTTTAACCTTATAGTGGACCTGAGCCGTTGTGAGCATCAAGAACAAGACCGGTAAGTCTCTGACGTGCATGGTCATAGCTGATGGTCAAGTTGATCTTAACCTGTTCGCTTGCTGCATAGTCAAGGTCTGTGTAATCGACGTTCTCAATCCAGCAACCTTCAACTGACCAAGATTCTAGGACTACTTCACCACCGTCCAACATATCGATTCTGATAGAGAACTTGTATAGTTCACCAGCAGCGGATGATGGTAGCAATGGGCTAGGAGTCTGAGCAATGATGTTCTGCTGTCTTTCAAGCTGATTCTGAATCGCTGCTGATACTCTACCACCAATGTCGTCTTCAAACGTAATGTTCATAGGATCGAAGCTGTGCTTACCAGCTACGAATACCTTTGAGTTATAACGGTCAAGGGTAATCTTTTCGAAGTTTAGCTTCGGACGCTCAGCAGTGACAGCCTGAACAGTCAAAGCTTCAGCATCATCAAGGGTGTTACCAACACCGATGAATGTTAGTCTCCACTTGTTTCTCATTTTTGGTTGGTAAATGCCGATATTACCGGTATCGTTACCAACGTCTTGTAATGTTGCCATTCAGAATCTCCAATACTGATTTCCTATTATTTATCAAGTGACATAAAAATTCCGGACAAATCATTACCTTAAACTGAGTGATATTAAGGCTATAGCCGTTCTTCTTTGATAAATAATAAAAACACTTAATGAGAGAACTATGCAATCCTTTAAAGAACATTTACTTTATGAGCTTTTCAACAAAAAGCCTGTAGAAAATGAGGCTATGCTTGTCCTTCAAAAAATCATTGACATGGCTGATGATGGTCACGTAGATTATTCAACTGACAAAATCAAGTTGAATGTAGGTAGACTAATCAAGAATAAGAAATACAATAACCTTGAGCTTTACATTGTAAAGGGCACGGAAGGTATTAAGATCGGTCGTCATAGTGAAGACAATCGCCACGCAATTTTTATTTCTACCCCGAGACTTCCAAAGCGCCACAATATCGATACCTTCCTATCTGATGCCAAGCGTTCTTCAGATTTTAAGGGTGCTTTCTTCAAATTCTTTAATGATGCTACACCTGATGAAGGCAATGATGAAGGTGACAAGGGTTCATCCTATGAACAGACCAATGAACTTAATACAAGAAATGCATTTGAGAAATCATATGTCGAACTTGTAAATCAGCTAAACTCTAAGCTAGCTCAGTATTTTGATGCTAAGAAAGAAGTAGATGATAGAGTAGAACGTGCAAGTGAAGACCTAGGCCACAAAGAAGTTCTTAAACTTAGCTTGAATAAGCTAAAGAAAGAAATGGTTGGCGCTAATGTAGGTGAGTTCCTACCTAAGGCCATTGAAGTTTATGGTAAAGACAAGTACAAGATGTTGGACAAGGAATTCAAGACCAAGCTTGAGTCTCGCCTAAAAGACTATTACGAACACAAAGTTCAGTAATTTTCATCTGAATCTCCCAATAAAAAAACCCGCCTTTCGGCGGGTTTCTTTTTATCTCTATCCTTGAGATTAGACGGAACCTGATAGATCGGTACCGGTGTTTACAAGTGTTACGTCAACGTAGATGAATTCTACTGCCTTAACTGGCTTGATGTAGACGGCTACATGAAGTTCGTTGTTGTCAATAGTTGCACCTGTGTTGTTTGAAGCATCGCAAACTACTAGGTAGTCGTATAGGCCTCTACGTGAAACAAGGGTGCTCATGAAGTTGTCAACCATGGACTTAACTGCATCCCAAGTCTGCTTGTCATTTGGTTCAAACAAGAATGAGAACAATGCCTGTCTTAGCTGACGCTTGATGTACAAGGTCATACGTTCGACGTTGATTCTGTCCAAAGCTGATGTTGCAGTCTGAGAAGTCTTCTGACCCATGACCAAGATACCACGACCCGGAATGAATGTGATTGGGTTGATGTTCTTAGGTGTTGCATACAATGAATCGCGAGTACCGTCATCTAGGTAATTCTGAGTGAATGTTGTTACACCACCCAAAGTACCTGTTACATAACCAACGTTGGTTAGGTGAGGGCATGTACCTCTTGTTACACCAGCCGGTGCGTACCATAGTTCACCAACCGAATCACTGTATAGAATAGTTCTGATAGCAGTTGAGCCAGCGGTTGTCATGATGTCTGCACCGTCAAGGTTTGAAGAAATACCGTGACCATACCAGTAACCGATTAGATTGCTGTTTGTTCTTGCAGGAGTTACAGCCCATGTGGTGATACCGCTTGGACCAGTAGGAGCCTTATCGAATGGAGTTTCACCAACTACGAATACTTCTGAACGTACAGACTGTGATAGACGTACTAGTTCATCTGAAGTTTCGAAGTAACCCGGACATGCAACAACGTTGTAATCCAAGGCATCAGAAGTTACACCAGATGATGGATCATTAATTGCAGCCTGAAGAGCCTTAACAATGGCAGCACGGCGTGCAGCATCGTTAGCACCTAGAACTGTGTAGTTCTTGAACTCATTGGTGAATTCGAAATCGGAGCTTGCAGCAGACAATAGACCTTCAGCTTCAGCAGCGGTGAATTCGTCAGGAACAACGTTACCACTTGTCCAGCTATCGATCATGTCGTCCAAACCAGTGTATGAACCAACGATAGTTTCGTATGATGAGTCATAAACGTTTAGAGCGCCAGAACCGGTACCGTCAACTGGAACATCCAATGACTGATATAGGTTTAGGCTTGCGAACAATGGTAGTGAACCGCTTACGCCGTCAGCAATGATGTTAACAGATGAAGTTACACCAGCTAGGCTTGAGGTTAGACGCAATCTACCGTTTAGTAGCTGTGCGGAACCTGCTGCACCTAGATGTGCTGTCAAATAGCTGACTAGATCACCAAAGGTGACAGCCTGACTACCCAATAGTGAGAAGCTAACAACCTGAGTACCAGTACCACTTACTACTTCAACATCAGCGCTATAGCGTGAAGCTGGAAGAAGACCTGTGATGTCTGATAGCTGTAGGAAACCACCTGAGGTTGTGAATAGAACATCCTGATAACCAGCGTGTGGAACATCGTGGTCCTGAATGAATGCGTTCTGGAACTTCTGTGATGAGAATGAGAAAGATGCTAGTGTATCAGCTAGTGCTTCATTTACTAGGGTCTTTAGCTCTTCACCAGTTACAGTTTCTACATAACCCGGATCAGATGGTAGGAAACCATTAGCAGTGTTTGATTGATCAATGTAGCTCTGAACAAGAGTGTTCAAATAGTCAGCAGCATCGGAAATATTTCTTTCCCATAGGCCCTGAATGCTTTCGATTGAGTCGTCTAGGTTAACGTTTGCACGGATAACATAAACGCGGTCAACTACTTCTAGTGCCTTGTTCATAGCGTCTAGACCATATTCATTTCTTGCGTCGCCGTGATAGGCCTCGCCAGTAGGTGAAGTTAGGAATCTAGGAGTACCGAAAAGGTTCTGCGACTGCTGGACAGACGTCACTTCACGGAGAACACCATAGTCATAAGTACCTAGCGCTGGTGAGACACCATCAGACTGCAATTTCTGGTCAGCAGTTGCTACGAAGAACAACGGAACAGATGATGCGATACCAGAAACGTAGAATGACTGATCAATGATATTGACCGATACGCCCGGTGAAATTAAGTTTGATGCCATTTAAAAATCTCCCATTTGATATTGATTTTTAAATATTTATAGAATATGTAATTCTAATTTTGGATTATTCGCTCGGTAAATCATCCATTTTGTCAACATCAATAATAGTTTCATAGCCATCTTCACCAGCCGGACGGTTGATTTCTTCAGAAATTTGCTCAAAATAACTGGCGTTTTGATCAAGCTTGGTAATCTTAAGCATAATCTTCTTAATGTAATCCTGACGGAAATCAAGAGGAACCTGTAGCCAACCATGAGCACTCATGATCATGCTGAACTGGATGATCTTTTTATCATTTCCTGCTGGGTAATTCTCTTCGAAATTAATGCTTACCAATTCAAGATTGTGAATCTTCGCACCATCGAATGGGTCATCGCTGGTTTGAATCTGAATGAATGGATCAAAGATCGTTAAAATTTGTTCCTGTAGCTGGAACTTCTGTAGCTCGTTTGATACGAAGAAATTTACTTCAAAGAATAACTGATATGGATTAGCCGTTCTTCTATGGACGACTGTCAAGTCATCTGGAATCGATCCACCACGTTTCTTGAAAACTCTTCTTTCTGTCGTACCAGTACCCTTTGCGCGAGAACGGTCAGGCTGAACGTCAGCCAATTTCACTGAAATGATCGGTAGTCTTAGAGGAACGTTCTGTGTGTTCTGTGCAAGGATGGCTTCCACTACGCGGTCAGCACCACCATAACGAACTGGAACCTTGATTAGATTGGTCTGAGAGTTGTAATCATTCTTACCAAT